TTCAAAAGGATTTAAGCCATTTGATGATGCAGTAGATCCTTGATAATTATCGTAATTAACAATAGCTCTTAGCCATTTGTGGAAAAAGTCTTTTACTTTAAATTGGCTATCAATCAAAAAGTTAGTTTGCAAAGGATCAAAACCCATGCCAGTTGGTCTTGCTTCTGATCTACCATATCCTTGAGTTAATACATCGCTTGTATTAATATTTAATCCAGGAAGTTGTGCTGAGTTACAGAAGAAACGTAATTCTTGTCCATCAATATTAGCGGTTGAAGCTAATGCAGGTGGTGGACTAATAGTGACTAAAAATAAATTGTCTCTTGCAAATCCGCCATGCTGATTTACTTTTGACTGAAATTCTGAAATATTAAAAGCCATTATAATGTCCTTCTTGTGTCTGACCAGACTTTTGTTTTTGATGCACCTTGGAATCTTTCGAGTGGTAAGAACAAAGCCATATCCCACTCAGAAGGATATATGTACATAAATCTACTTCTTAATTGACCGGTAAGATAATGCTTTACACATGGTTTAAAATATCTAAATCTACCAGCGCTATTTAATAGCTTATAGCTTAACTCAAGTTTAGTACGCTCATCATATCTTTCGTTAGTAGTTAAATCGTATAAACTATCCATAAGCTTTGCACGGTACTGTAAAGGTAAATAGTGCATGTTAATTCCCATAAATCCACCATCTACTTTTTTAAACGGAAAGATAAGTGGAAATCTATCAAAATATGGAAGCGTATCTTTATGCTTTGCGTCGTAATAAAACATATACATTGATCCAACCTGTGGATTTGCTGTAAGTCTATTACGATCAGATCTCATTAAATTCTTTTCGTTAACACTACCGAAGTCTCGAGCAGCATCTCTATACCAGTTGCGTGCAGCCTGCGTGCGGGCAGGGATCTGTCCTGCTCGTACACCTTTAGTTAATAGCTCGTCAAAAAGTATTGCCACTACTTAATTCCTAAATGTTTCTCTGTCATTATCTGAAACTTCCAGCCACGATCCTTACAATACTCATCAGCAGCTTTCCATTTGGCTTCATTCACACCCCATGTTTGTACTTCATTGAGGTATTTACGAGTTACTTTGCTTTGCTTTTGAGGTGGTACTGTTTGGTATTCAGGCTTCACTTCAATTAAAATTGTTTCTTTTATTCCATTTTTATTTATACGTTTCACTAAGAAGTCGGGAAAGTAGCGATGGTACCTTCCATCAATAGGACTACGATATGGAATGATAAGTTCTTCAGATCCCCACTCTAAAACGTGAGGATGTTTATCTAAGTACGACATGAGTAGTAGTTCCCATCGGGATCTATAAATAATATTGGCGTGGTCGCCCATGTACTTTTTCGGGTTCTTGGGTTTGAATCGTCCTTTGTATGCCATTCTATGCAATCAATATAAATAAAAAAAAGTCTAACTATATTTATAGGGTCCCAATGGTCAGCGTAACAGAAGTCATTAATCGTAGCAAATCGTCTCAGGAATTTACGAGCCTGCGATTCCCAAGTGATCTTGGGCCAAACGCTATTATGTTTAACTTTAAGTCATATACTTATGATGGCAGTTTAAATTCTACTGAACGTGGAATTAAAACAACAAAGTCGATTGTATTGCCTTTACCTTCAAATTTAACTGATACGTATTCAATACAAGTGGGACCAGCTCAACTTGGCTCAACCGGTGCTGCAGTGCTAGACGTAGTTAATGCTGTAGGAGAAAATGGTGTTTCTGGGGCAGTGCAACAAGGTTTAAGCCAAGCTCAAAACTTAGGCGAAAGAGCAGCTGGATTAGTAACTGGAGATGAAACATTAGGAAGTTTATTTGGAGGAGCTGGAGCAGCAGTTAAATATTTTGCGCGATCAACTGTCGATAACATATTTCCAGGCGCAGGCTTAGCGTTAGATGTTGCAACTGGTACAGCTATTAACCCACATGCTACGCTTAATTTTGATGGCGTTAACTTAAAAGAATATACTTTTAACTGGAGCTTAGCACCAAAAAATGCAGCAGACTCTGCTAGATTAGTTAATATTTCTAATGCGTTTAAAGAACATTTCTTACCAGATTATCAAGAGTTGTTTGAAGGTTCTTCTGGTTCTCTTGGTCGAGCTCTGTTAAAATATCCAGACTTAGTAGAAATTAGTTTGTTAGGTGTAGATGAAAATTATTATTTCTCATTTACTAAGCCCGGAATGATTAGCGACTTTATTACGAATTATACACCACAGGGACAAGCGATCTTAAAAGGCGGTAGACCAGCATTTATTGATATGAGTATTACATTTAAAGAAGCGTCTATTCGTACTCGTCAAAATTATAGAGATAAAACAGTAGGATTTTAATCAATGCCAGAATATTTTAAATATTTCCCAACTGTAAAACATAATGGCGTAGTACTACAAGATATTACACGTAGGGTTAAACTTACAAACAGTATTTTAAATAATCCATACGCGTATCTTCCATATACTATTAATGATAGCGATAAGCCAGAAGATATTGCATATCATTATTATGGATCAGTAAAATACACTTGGCTAGTTTATCTTTCTACTGGAGTTATTGATCCATATGTAGATTGGCCTATGACCGCAAGAAACTTTGACAAATACTTTATAAAAAAGTATGAAGAAAAATCTGGCACAACTGGCGAAGATGTAATAGTGTGGGGACAAAATCCAAGCATTACTGACAACATTGTTTACTATGAAAATAGAACTACAGGTTTAAATGCTTCACCGGACACTGCTACAGCAAGCCCTACATTTGATGCAGCTGAATGGTTGCCGGTAAGATACTATGATTGGGAAATTGGTTTAAACGAAGATAAAAGAAATATTACTTTACTTGATAAACAATTTGCAGCTCAAGCTGATAGTGAATTGAAAGAGCTATTAAAATGACATATGAGACAGCATTGCAGCGAGCTGGTACGTACCAACTAGCTGGCTTTTTTCTTAAAAAATATGGAAGATCTGATTTAGGTACTCTTGATTTTTCTCGAATTGTGCATACATGGGAACTCAATGAATCTCTCGATAATGGATATATGTACGGTAGTGCAACAATATACGACAGTGGAGATTATTTAGATCAAGCTTTCGGAGGATTGGGATTAGTAGGTGAAGAACTTATTTCAATTGGTTGGACCGATTGGTATAAAGGTGAAGCCGGTGCATTTAATGGATTTATATATTCCATTACTGACGTAAAAGAAGTTAATACAAGTAATGAAACTTATAGATCATACGTAATACATTTTGTGTCGCAAAGAAAATTTGAAAGTAATAGATTTAGATTACGTAGATCTTTTAGTGGTGGAAAAATAAGTGATTATGTAAAAACTATTTTTAAAGATTATTATGGCACAACTGTAGTGAGTGATAATATTGAAGAAACTTATGGTACACCAAAACTCGTTATACCTAACTATAGTCCAGATGAAGCCTTACATTTTCTTGCAAGAAAATCTGTATCAAACGTAAGTCAAAGTCAAACGTTTAGATTTTTTGAAAACAAAAATGGTTATCATTTTCGTACACATGAGCATTTAGTTCAAAATGCTAGAGAAGACATTGTTACATATTCTAAAATTACTGAAGCGGATAGTAGTGCTACAGCTCAAGAAAGATTAGTTCAAAGTATTATTGATATTGAGTTTCCATTGCATGTGAATACGTTTGAAGATATGAATAGCGGAGCATATTATCATACCGTAACAGAACTCGACATTAATAATCGTAGAGTATATAGAACAGATTATAACCATTTAGAAAACTATTCGACATATGATTTACCTGATGGACAAAATAATGTAAGGTCAAAACACAGCGCGCAGTTTATTCAGAATCATTTTAGACATGAGTCCCAAGATAACTTAGTTATAAAAGATTATCATAGTTTAGACAATGCTTCACCTTCAGCGTTTAGTAGACCATATGCAGCTTACACTGACATATATAATAAAAAGAAAGTAAGCTTATATCATCATACCTCAGAATTGGTAACAATGAAAGTGTATGGAAGAAATAACGTGGCAGCCGGTGATGTAATCCAAATTAATTTAGTAGAAGTATCTTCAGATCTTCCAAATAGAGGAAGAGATGAAAAACGTTCTGGTAAATATCTAATTGAAAGTATTAAAAATGTATTCCATGAAGATACGTTTTATCAGATAATCTCAATGTCGAAAAGTGGATTTAAAGGTACACCGGAACCATTTGTGGTACAACAAGATAGTAGAGAAATATTAACAACGCTTACGAATAGTGGCAATAATACAGACACGCAAGGTGGTGGAAATAATAATGATGATGGAGGAATTTTAGTATGATTTCAGAAAATGGCTTTGACAATATTCATTTCTTTATGGGTATTGTTGAAGGAGATCACGATCCAACCGGAAATAATAGAGTGAAAGTAAGATGCTTTGGCATCCACCCTCCAGTGTCAACTGGTCAAGTTAAAACCAAAGATCTTCCTTGGGCTGTTCCATTGAATGGTACATATGGTGGAATGACTGTTGCTCCCGGTAATGGCGAATGGGTGTTTGGTTTTTTTGCAGATGGACGAGATGCTCAACACCCAATGTTAATTGGTAGTGTTCCTGGTACAAACTTTCAACAACCTTCTGGATCAGGTTCTGAGTTTACTAATGAATACACTAAACCTTCAAATCGTACATATAAAACTTATGCTAAACCTGCAGCACACTTTGCACAAACGGGTGAAGAGCTCGATGCGACTCAAGTTTTATATCAAAACTCAACGCTTAAACAAAGCGTAACTGTAGCTGGTGGAGATGCAGGGTGGAGTGAGCCTGAAACTCCAGTTTCTCAAGGCATGGAGAAAACAGTTGTGTGGCAATCTAAATATGGTAATTCATATGTAGAAATTGGCGGTGATGAAAATGCTGAAGTAATTAATATTTCACATGGTAGAGGATCCCACGTATCGATTGACGAAGCTGGTAACGTAAAACTAAGATCTTCAGGTGATATGTATAATATTTCTGATGGTCACACTCGAGAATATTCTGAAGGTAGAAAAGATGTTTACGTAAATGGATCTTGGACTGTTAAAACTCGTGATGGTGATGCCACACTTGAAATCCATGGTGATATGAATCAAATCGTTCACGGTGATTGGAATTTACAAGTAGGTAAGCGTGCAACAATTAATGCTGCAGGTGGATTTGAAATGAATGCATCTCGTGTCGCAATTCAGGCAGAAGACGAAAGTATGAGTCTTATTGCGAATCACAACTTCTCTATGCTAGCTGGTGAAAATCTTGAACTAAAAAGTTCAAAGGGATCTTTATATTTGTTTGCGCCAGTTAACCTTGAGCTATTAGCGGGTGGACAAGCATATCTTACTGGTGTTACAAAACTTAATTTATTTAGTGTAACTCGAGTGGCTATTAACGGTGGACTAGCAGGATTTGGTATTGTGACAATTCAATCTCCTATTCCAGGATTGATGGCGCTTGGTGCGTTAAAGCCGCCAGGAAAACCTGCATCACCAAAGGTTGGTGATAGAATTCCTGCCGGCCAAGCGACTTTACCAGATGGTACGGTATCTTCAGTAAATGCTGGATTTGGACCAGACGCAATTGA